GCATATCTATCATAACTATCTTTTTAAAAAGAAAAAATATCAAGAAGCGGCTGAATTAGAGTCCTATTTCGAAGGCTTAGAAGTTGATTATCTACTTAAACATTATGAACTTAAGTTAAAGATTAAAAAAAAGTTTACGGGGGGTGACTCTCGGACCCTCTACCAGGGTGACTCTCCGATCCCCTCGAATAATAGTATAAATACTATTAAGAGAAGAAACGACGTAGATGATCTAGATCCTCCGGATCCCGTCGTCGCTATTTCGTTATCTGAAAATTCGAAAGAACACATTGAAGCCGAATTGCGCAAATCTAAGCTATCAGCCAACCAGCTACGAGACGGATTAATCTACCTTGGACTTCACTTGGAATATCTCCAAAAAAAGGACAATCCTACGGGATATCTACTTGCGATAATCAAAAGCGGAGTGGTTTCAGAAGCTATTCAAAAATCAACAGCGCAAAAAGTAAAGCAGCAGGAAGAAGTTAATGATCTCCAATCCAACGAATTCCTTGCGGAAAAGACAAAAAATGAATTGAGTAAGCATTCTCCGTACGTGAACATTTACGTGAATACCCATGATGTGAGATTAAGACTGGCTGATTACGAGGACAGGGAACAATTTCTTAATCCTAAAATCATTTACGAAAAAATACTTTCGTTTAAAGATCCCGAATTCAAATCAATAATCAATAAATTTAAAAATGGAGTTCAAGCATGGATAGAAAAGAACATTTAAAAATTCTTATTTATATTTTACGAGAGACTTTCAAGTCTGAAAAACCTAAGATATTTCAAATTTTAGACGAAATTGAAAGGGAAGCTGAAATCCTTCATTGTTTAAAAGAAGAATATGTCGCTAAAAGAATCAAAAAAATCATTTTTATGACGCAGAAATTATCGCAAGATTTTCATAGTTATGAATGGATTGAAGAGCGAATAAAAATGGCTATTTCCCACGATGAGTGTCCCTATGAACACAATGGAGTAAATAAACCTATCGTTTGTGAAGAGGAATTTCGTCCATGACAATTTACGAGATACCAGGAAAACCGATAGCTTGGAAGAGAGCAAGGATTAATCGAGGACGATTCTTCGATAGCCAGTCAAAAGAAAAAGAAAACTACAGAGATATAATTAAAATCGCCAACAAGGCCATTTACTGCCTCTCTGAGCCCCTAAAGGTTAAAATTGAATTCAACATGCAGATACCCTTAAGTTGGAGCAATAGACGCCGTTTAAACGCGATTGGGCCTCATACAAGTGTTCCTGACATTGACAATCTTACAAAGTTCTGTTTAGATACATTCAACGGCATACTGTGGCAGGATGATGCTTTTATCTATGAATTACATGCCAGGAAATGTTATGCAATGGAACCGAAGACCAGAATTTATATCGAACCATGGAACAAAGAATCAATGTCTTCTTTTTTGCCCTTCTGAGGAAGGAAAGTATATAATTTTTGTAAATGATGTAGAAGATGGATTAGAAATGTTGGCAAAATCTGGTCTTTTCGATTATAACCTCGATCTAACCGATCAAATTTGGATGTTTAGTTTTGTTTGATGAAAATACAAGAACCCTTATTGTGTATATAAATGACTCACACTACAAGTATTATGACCTTTATATCCTACATACTTATCATGTTGATGATGACGGTCATCTTATCATCTATAATCGCAATCATACAACCGCCGAGGAATCTGTAGCCTCTCGTTTCCGTAATTGGGATTATTTTATCATAGAATAATCTTTACTAAAAAATTGTTTTTACTTTACACGTTACATTAGGGTTAACTGGAGTAAAAAATGCAATTAGATCAATTATATAAATTATTAGAATCCACAAGTTTCAATTATTCCCTGTATAAAAACATTTCCTCTCCCCTTTTAAAGAAGGTGAGATGGATAAATCCCACAAAAAAGCTTGCGTAATGCAACTTCCTCGCGTCCAAATAATGGACAAAAGGATAGAAGAGTATTTAAAAGAGATCCAGTGTGATCGTGTGAAAAAGTCGCCAAGAAAAAGAACTCTAGAAGAAATAAGAAAGTTTGGATGGAAAAGTCCTTACGTCTTTAAAAGCGCCAAGAGTATGTACAATAAAGAGATAAGATGAATCCCATTAAACTTAACGTGAGCCAGGAATATTTAGATACACTCTGTGAATCGATGATCTCTTGGTGCCAATTAGAAACTTCTTTAACCATTTCCCAATTCCAAGAGGAGTATGGTTTAAGTTATTTCTATCTTAAAACGTTTTGTCAGTTAAATGAAAAAGTTAAGAAGTGCTTCGAGATCATGAAGGCGGTCTTGTGTAACCGATGGCTAAAGCTTGCTATGGATAAAGATAACATGCCTCCCCATCAAGCGAAAGTATTGATGAGATATCTACGTCTTTATGACTCCCATGGGTTAGATGTAGAACATGAACAGAAAAAGGAGCTTGCCGAGATTTCGGGAGCCTCACAAAGGACATATACTTTAGATAATTATGCAGAACAAACCGTCCAAGAACCTTTTGACAAGTTTTACAATGCCAACATTAACAAACGTAGAAGTTCAAAATAGGTTGAACAATTTTAAACCAAGACCCTATCAACTGCCTATGTTAAAGGCTCTTGATTCAGGGTTTAAGCGTGTTCTAGCGGTTCTTCCTCGTAGAGCTGGTAAAGATATTACTGCGTTAAACTATGTAATTAGAAAAATGTGGGAAGATCCAGGAGTATATTACTACATCTTTCCGACCTATTCCCAAGCTAAAAAGGTTATCTGGGATTCTATGACAAACGACGGTCAACGCATCCTCGATTATTTTCCAGATGAACTAGTCACACAGAAAAACTCTCAAGAAATGAAGATACGTATGATAAGTAAAACAGGAGCGGAGAGCCTTTTTCAGTTGATAGGAAGTGATAATTATGACTGCTTCGATGAACAAACAGAGGTTTTAACGAAGGAAGGGTGGAGGTTTTTCAAAAATGTAACAATGAAAAACTCTATAGCGACAATGAATCCCACCACACATGAATTTGAATGGCAGCTTCCTGAAAAGACTATGGAATACGATTATGATGGTGAATTATATGGTGTTAAAAATTCATCTATAGACTTTGCTGTAACTCCTAATCATCGTTTTTATTTGAAGTCTGGTAAAGGCGTATATAAATTTAAAGAAATATCTGACCCAACTATTAAAGGAGATATGATCCCTTCTCAATGTATTTGGAAAGGTGAAGACTGTAAAGAAATCTTAGGGTATGAATCTTTAAACTTTATGTGCTTTCTAGGCTTATTCCTTTCTGAAGGATGTACTTTCAAGAACAACAAATGTTATAGAGTTACAATTTCTCAAACAAAACCTGAAGTTAGAATAGAGATCAAAAGAATTATCGAGGAAATGGGGCTAAATTATTGTGAAACGAAGGATGGATTCAATATAGAGAACAAAGAACTATATGAATATTGTTCTCAATTTGGTCTTTGTAATGAAAAGTTTATTCCTAAAGATATATTAAACCTCTCTAAGAAACATCTTCATTTGCTTTTCGAGTACCTAGTATTGGGAGATGGGCATAGATGTGATACATATACAGCTTACTACTCAACTTCAAAACGACTGATCGACGACGTTCAAGAGATAGTTATAAAATTAGGTCTCAGTGGGAATGTTCGAATAAAGCCTCAGGGTCAATCTTTCATTAAAGCAAGAGAGATAAAGTCCAAAAAAACCTTATATGAGGTTAGAGTCCGTTTCTCTAAGTTTAAAAGATTAAATGGCCCTTCTAATAAAAATATCATAAAAAAGATCTCTTACAAAGGAAAGGTGTACTGCGTTTCTGTCCCTAATCAAATCATTAAAGTCCGCCGGAATGGATTTGAAATTTGGAGTGGAAACTCGCTCATGGGAACTAATCCTAAAGGATGCGTCTTTTCAGAATATGCTCTTCAAGATCCAACAGCCTACCAGTACATCCGACCTATTCTAACAGCTAATGGTGGTTGGGCTTTATTTATTTCTACTCCCAGGGGTAAAAATCATTTGTGGTCACTTGCAGAGCTCGCACAAAATAGCCCTGATTGGTTTTATCTTAAGCTTTCTGTTGAAGATACTTGTCACATTCCCATGTCTGAGATTGAAAAAGAGAGAAGAGAAGGGTTAATGAGTGAGGATATGATCCAACAAGAGTACTTCACATCGTTTGAGATGGGTGTAGAAGGATCATATTATAACAAATATATTGATATAGCCAAACGTGATGGGCGTATATCTTTTGTTCCCTACGAAGTGGGATTTAAAGTTCACACAGCGTGGGATATCGGGGTTCACGATTCAACCACAATTATATTTTTCCAAACAATAGGACAAACTGTCCGTCTCATAGACTGTTATGAGAATTCAAAAGAGGGATTGGAGCACTACGCGGAGGTACTTCAAAATAAACCCTATATCTATGGAACCCACATTGCTCCGCATGACATTCGTGTCAAAGAATGGGGTTCTGGTCTTACTAGAATTGAGAAAGCTAAACAATTGGGGATTAAATTCACTCTCTCTAATGAGATGGATATTCCTGATGGGATTGAGGCTTGTAGATCTGCTTTTGGAAGATTGTGGATAGATGAAAAGAAGTGTGCTCCATTAATCAAGGCATTAGAAAATTATAGGCAAGAGTATGACATTAAACGTAAAGTATATAAGCTTAGACCTTTACATGACTGGTCTTCACATTTTAGTGATGCCTTTAGATATTTGTGCGTTTCTTTGCCTAAAACTCGTGATGGCTTAAGTTCTGAGGAACTTGATGCTCGATATAATAAGTCTATGTATGGAAACACAGCAGAACTCCCTAAATTTTTTCAACAACCCGATGGTCATTTTGGAGTGTGATAATGGTTAATTATTTACAAATATATTACAACACGTTTAAAAGGAATAGTTTATGACTCTCTGGAATTTCCCTGGTGGAAACAATTTTTGGTCTGAAGAAACGAACGACGACAAGGGACTTAAACAAAGGATGGAGGATACCTATGCTCAAAGTATTACCATTAATCAATCCTTTTGGTCAGAGGCGGATATTGATACACGGTTTAAAGCAGGAGACCAAACTCTCTGGAATGATATATATGGCAATCTTCCTGCCTTCCGTCGTCGCGTATTTAATTTTAATCGTATACGTCGTGTATGTAACATGATAACGGGTTATCAGAGGCGAAATAGGAAGTCTACAATTTGTACACCTATAGAAAACTCTGATGAAAGAACAGCGGATCAATTTTCGAAAGTTCTTACTTGGGCAATGCAAAAAGACGACACATTAAATACTATATCTGAAGCTTTTGATGGAGCAATTACCACGGGAATGAATTTATTATCTGTCTGGATGGATTATAGAGAAGATCCTATCAACGGGGACATTAAGGTAGATAATGTAAATTATAACGGCTATTTAATAGATCCATTTTTTAAGAAACACGATCTTTCTGATGCTAATTTCATATGGACTCGCAAATGGTTAACTCGATCTCAAATTAAATCTTTGCTTCCAGATAGAAAATCTGAATTAGATAAGCTTCATTCGTTTGGAAACAGGGATGGAAAGTTTCAATTTATGCCTGAATCCTATAACTACGCCATGCAGGATCTACTAACTTATGATGAGTATTGGTATAGAGATTATCGAAATCAGGATTTAATTGTTGATCTTGAAACAGGTGAAACGATGGAGTGGAAGGGTGAGCCAGATGATCTTAAAAGATTTATGGCGACTTATCCACAACTCACGGTTGTAAAGAATCAAATACAAACTTGTAAACTTGGAATAGTGGTACAAGGGCAAGTTATGTATCATGGATATAATCCGATGGGGACAGACCGTTTCCCCTTTGTTCCTGTTCTTGGATATTATGAGCCTCATTTACCTGACTTTCCATGGAGAATACAAGGAGTAGTACGAGGCCTGCGCGACAGTCAATTTCTCTATAACAGAAGAAAAGTTATTGAGCTGGATATTCTTGAGTCTCAAATAAATTCTGGATGGAAATATAAAGAGAACGCTTTAGTTAATCCTAATGATGTTTTCTTGGCTGGTCAAGGAAAAGGGCTTGCTCTTAAAGAAGAAGCAAACATGCAGGACGTAGAGAGGATACAACCTCCTCAAGTTCCCCCTTCAATGATCGAGCTTTCTAAAATATTGGGTGATGAGATTCAACAGATTTCAGGTGTGAATGAAGAGCTTTTAGGATCGGCAACAGATGAAAAGGCTGGAATTCTCTCTATGCTTCGTCAAGGAGCTGGGTTAACAACTTTACAAGTGCTCTTTGACCAACTAGATAACTCCCAAAAGCAATTGGGTAGAATATTTATAGACCTTATACAAGCAAACTTCTCTCCTGGTAAAATTGCTAAAATTATTAATGAAAAGCCAGCTCCTCAGTTTTACAATAAAGCATTTGGAAAGTTTGATTCTGTTGTTGAAGAGGGAATGAATACATCAACTCAACGTCAGATGAAATTCCAATCTATTCTTCAATTTATACAAACACTCGAATCTGTAAAAGTACCTATTCCTCCTGAGGTTATCAAACAACTTTATGAGGTTTCTCCAGTTGATAATGTAGAAGCAATTATGAAATCTATGGAAGAGCAGCAACAACAACAGCAGCAGATGCAGCAGATGCAAATGCAAATGGCTATGAAAGAACAGCAAGCTAAGATTAAAGATCTAGAGTCGAAAGCGGAAGCGAATACAGGTCTAGGTCTTGAGAGGGGCGCTAGAGTGCAAGAAAATAGGGCACTTGCTATAGAAAGGTTAGCTGCGGCTGAAAAAGACAGAGATATGGGTGTGTTAGATAAAGTTAAGGCAATGAAAGAATTGGAATCGATGGATTTAGCTCACTTGGAATCTCTATTAAATCTTTCTGACTATATTAAAAGTCGGGAAACTACTGATGAGCAAAAAGATAAGCTTACAGTACAAACACCAAACACAGAAGAAATTGCTGTAATGGCAAAAGGAGAAACAAATGGATGATCAATACTCAGGAATGATAAGAGAAGATAAGTCTGCAATGGCTAATCTTCCACAAAGCGTTGTAATGAAACCTTATCCAAAGAATAAATACATAGGTGGAGATCTTGATGATACAATGAATGTTGTAGATAAAGCTCGTAAAGCTGATGTTTCTAAAATTGGATCTAGAAGCCCTGACAGTCAATGGTAATGCCTAGACCTTCAGGAAAGTCTCAGCGTATAGCTGAAAAAGTTATACCTGGGCTAAGAAGGCTTAAAGGTAAGAGTTCTAAACAGGATAAGGTCGATGATGGCTTCTTATCTCATGTAGAGCTTTTGGGTACGCGTAACATTGAAAATAAAAAAGGGTTAAAGAGGGATGAAAAAACAAGGCTATAATTCCCGTCTGGATGAATCAATGTCTTCTAAAAGAGGTAAAAAGAAACAATCTCTTAAAGATAGACGGGATGAATCTAAGGCAATGGAAAAGAAAGAGTGTAAACGTGCTTATTCCTCTGTAAAAACAATGGATAAAGCTCGTAAAGCTAAAAAAAAGTAATTACTTTGGGCTGCTCATGTTTCTAGGACATGGCTACGGTTACTCTCGTAAATCAGGGATTGGCAGCTCATTTATTAAGGGTATTTATGCCATGTAAAACACTAATGAAGGGAAAAATGAAAAAGACACTAGCGAAGAAAGCCATTAAACATCTCGAAGGAGATATGAAGGGTTATAAGAAAGAACGTAAAGATCTTAAGGGAGAGATTAAAGAAGACATCGAACTTAAAAAAGCTTTAAAAAAAACCATTAAACGGAAGAAGAAATAATGGCTAAAGATAAATGGATCCAAAAGGCTATTAAAAAACCTGGTGCACTTCATAAAGCTCTCGGAGTTCCTAAGGGGAAGAAAATCCCTGAAGCTAAACTTAAAAAAGCAGAGCATTCAAAAAACCCCACTACTCGTAAAAGAGCTGTCCTAGCTGAAACGTTAAAGGGATTTAAAAAATAATTGTGATAAATTTCTTGAGGTTCTATATTAGAAAAACAAGAGGTTATATGGATTCAAAAAGTATACTTTCTTCACTTCTTACCCCTAAAGATGAGACGAACTTGTTTAAATACTTTTGGGAATATATCCATATAATTGCTTTTTGTTTGGTAATATTAGGAGCCCTATGGAAATAGACGCATTTGGTTACGGAATTGGTCTAAACCCACCTATAGATATTCACATACCTGACGCTGAGGAATTGGCAGAAAACATACGAAAAAGCCAGTCCGAGACTATAGAAAAGATCATAAGAGATGTCATAGGTAAGGATAGAAGTTGAGTTTATCATTTAGCCTTGTAAAGTCTGATTTTTATCTACCATTAAGTAATGAAAAGATTATTATTAATTCAGCTAAGTGCTTACGTTGTAACTTCCGAGTTGTCTCTATAATAAAGAATCTATTTTCATCATGTAAATGTGGGAATGTATCTGTATCTGGTTCTAATGAATTCATACTCCATAAATGGCAATTCAAGCATTATTACCGCAATTGGAGTATTTTATTAGAAAACGGTAAAAACGAATGAATTTTGGAATTGGGCCTGGAAAGTGGGTAGAAGTTGAAAATGGAAAAGTGTTAAACTTATACCTAAATGACATGTTTTGTAAAAATGCTAATATTGGAATTCAATTTTGGAATGGAGATGACCTAACAAATGTAGTTTATCTCACGCCTAAAATTAGAGACATGTTCTATGACAAATTACTAAAATTCTTATGTAGTTCAGAAAGTTTTATTCAATTATATATTTCAGAAGATTAGCCTAAAAATTTAAGCCTATAGAGTTTTGTGAAAGTTGCGGCTAATCTTCTTTTTTGTTGCTTAGGAAATTAATATATTTTATATCTAGTTTGATGCGGCAGAGTGCTAATCTCCCTTGGTTTGAATGTTTTTTTTCATAAGCTGCCGCATCTTTTTAAGGTTTTATGAAATATCTTTGCCCTTCTTGTAAAATTCAATCATCAGATGATGTTAAGCCACTAGACATGTTAACTCAACCTCTCTGTGTTTTTTGCTCGGGAAAACATTCCCAAAAAGAACTTATTAACTGGCAAATGCACCATTTAAAAGAAATCGACATCAAACATCATCATGAAGTGATTAAACATTATTATTTCTATATGGACAGTAAAATTAAAGATATTTATAGTTTAATTGAAGATATAAATAGGCGATTGAATGGAGAAAAAAGATAAAAGTCTCGGTGAAGTATCTATTGATTTAGCCTTAAAAAGCAGCGGCGAAAAGATAGAAGCAATTGAGCTTCAAAGAGAAATTCAAAAAGGAGTAAACTCAAAAAAGTCTCAAGACGAGGAACTCTGGGATTGCGTAGATCGTGGAAGAAAAGACTCGTCAATTGAAAAAGATTTTTATGTAATTATTCTTACCAAACAAGAACGTCATTTAAAAAATGTTTTAAGATTCTACTATTTCTATCGCCAATCTTGTCCAACCCCTACTCATGATCAAACTGTTTTTCGTTATATAAGAAAGGGGGATGAGTTAGAATTTCTTTGGACGGTTCCCGATAAAGTCTCCACCAGCGCTTTAATTAATGCCCTTAAAACGGGAAATGTTCATCCAGAACAGGAAAGACTTGCTTATATGAGTTTAGCTTTTATAGAAGGTGATTTAGATACTTATTGTAAGAAGCTCAATAAGGAACTTCCCTAGTATGGTTGAGATATTCCTCTTAAGTATTGATAGATTGTCATAGAAGAAACACTAAATTCTCTAGCTACCTTAGCCTTGCTCATTCCAAGATTATATATCATGTGCTTAACTTTTTCGAATTCGTCTTTGCTTAAAGAGGGCTTACGTCCTTTGTATTTACCCTTAGATTTAGCAACCTCTATTCCCTCAAGCTGACGCTCTCTTGCTATTCGTCTTTCAAATTCACCAAATGCTCCAATTACTGTAAGCATAAGATTGGAAACAGGAGAGTCCTGACCGTCGAATATCATTCCCTCAGCAATGAATTTTATAGAAGCACCTTTGCCATTAATTATTTTAACCAAACTGCGCAAATCATCTATATTTCTAGCTAGTCTATCCATTCTCTGGACATAAACAATATCATCGTCTCTTAAATAGTTAAGCAATTCTTGTAATACAGGACGATTAGTGTCTTTAGCTGAAGCTTCTTCTTTAAACCACTTGTCAATTTGCAATCCTGACAATTGACTTTCTGCGTTTTGCTCTGGAGTGCTTATTCTTGTATATCCAACAATCTTACCTTTGCTCATTTAATGTTCCTGGATTTTTTAAAGTATAAGTCTATTACCCTAGTTTTTATCTGTAAAGAAAAGAACAAAAAAATCTAAATAAAGCAAAATGGGATAAAAAATCATTTTAGATTAGGGAATACCCTAAATTACTAGAACAATTCAGAATGTGATCCAGTCCTAACAAAAGTTATTGATTCGTTAGTTTCAAAGTAAATGACAATCTAATCGGGTTCTAAATGTATATCCCAATGATTATTGAATTTACCCTTTAAAATATTTTTTTTATACTTATCCGGGATAACCTCATTATCCAAAAGCAATTTAAGAAATGTTTTCAGTTTGTTGAGATCTTTTTTTTGTTTCATCAATTTTTTGAGATCTTTCTTAAATCTATTTAAATAAATTATTTCTTTCATTTAGATCCCCAATTGATTGAATAAATCATTTAGGTCAGAAGCCTTAATACCTTTACCATCTTCCGCTTCCTTCATAGCCTTAAAAGTTTCGTCGTTTGGCGTATAATTCTCATAAATTGCCGGATAAATGAGGCTAAGAACAAAATCTCTAATTGGTAGATCTTTGCTAGTAGCTATCATTTTTAATCTCTTATGTGCATTAGGTGAAATATCAATAGACATTCTTATATTCTTGGTAGACATATTAACTCCTTATTTACTTAGATAAGTATATACTTATATTGCATTAACTTCAAACTCTTCATGTGAACTGGTGGGAAAATTCACATGGCTTTGTCTATGACAAAAAGTTAGATAAGTTGTATTATTGGTTTTTATTTGATGGGCATCATGAAAAAACTATCTCCTAAGAGAAATTCGAAAAAATTTAATAAAGTTTGGGCAAACCGAAGAGTTAGGAGACTAAGAAATAGAAAAGATACTCCTGCAGAATTAAGACCTGATGATTTTCAAGATGGATCATATTTTAAAAGATTAGATGAAAGATGGAGCTGGAGATGGTTATGGTGATGGCTGTGGAGATGACTATGGATCTGGTTATGGAGCTCGCTGAAGAAAATTCACAATACTGGTTTTTAGAGTATTATCAAGATCTTTCTAATATTATTACCACTTCTTAATAAATTTTCTCTCAGGATGATTAATTATCCTTTCTCTAATAATCTCATCACGCCAAGTCTTATTACTCATTACATACATATAGAACACAATTCCTAGTAAAATAACAAATCCAGTCTTAATCATTTCTTTGCTTTCCTTCATAATTTTTTTTATTCCTATAATTTTATATGTTGTCAAATAAATATTTATTTATTAAAAGTTAATTAGGCATATAAAATCGTTTGACCTACGTTAATGGTTGTGCCCAAAAAATGACGTAATAAGCGTTTCGTCGAACGCAAAGGAGATTAAATGGTAGAAGACAATCAGAATGTAGCAGATGAAAATCAGCAAGAGGGATTCATTCAACCTCAAGAAGTAGAAAACCATTCTCCTATGGAGACACAAGCTCAGAAAGAGTTATCTGATAAAGAGATCAACTTTCAAAGAATGCGTGAATCCAAAGAGCAACTTGAAAGAGAAGTACGTGAATTAAAGAAAGCTATGGAGCTATCCGCTCAAACAAAGCAGAATCAAGCCCATGACGAAGACAACGACATCAGCGATGATGATTTAGTCGAGGGAAAGGAAGTTAAGAAGCTGAGAAGCCAAATACGAAGCCTTTCTAAAGCCATGGAGCAAACAAAACTATCTGCTGAAGAAATGAAGCTTAAAACTAAATTTAGTGATTTCGATCAAGTTGTTACACAAGAAAATATAGAAAAACTAAAACAAACTGAGCCAGAATTGCACGCAGCATTGATCAATTCAGGAGCAGATCTATATTCAAAAGGTGTTTCGGCATATAAAACGTTAAAAGCGTTGGGTTTTGTAAAAGAAGACAACTACATTTCTCAAAAAGAGCAAGTCAAAGAAAATCACGGACGTCCTGTTTCGGCACAAGCAATCCGTGGACAAGGTGCTCTTTCAGAAGCAAACATCTTTGCTAAAGGTCTAACTCCAGAATTGAAAAAACAACTCCAAAGTGAGATGTCGCAGGCAATTAAAGCTCGGTAAACATTAACCGAGGTATCGCATGACAACTACTACGTCAAGTTTGCCTGCACCAGTCCAACAGTCGTTTAGCTATAAACTTCTGTCTGTTCCTGTGCCAAACATGATCCACAATATACCTGCTATGCTCAAACAAATGCCACGCAATGGTGGTACTACTTTGAGAATGAGAAGGTATAATCCTTTAGCAACAGCAACTGTACCATTGGGGAATTCAGGGGTTACTCCTCCTCCTCAACAGTTAACTGCCATCAATATTGACGCCCAAATTGACTTTTACGGTTCTCAGGGGCTGCTTAAGCAGAAACGTGCCGTAATGTTCAGGACCTCCAATGACGTATATAATCCTGAACGAGCAGGTAAAAGAGTAAGGATTGCCTGCTTAAAACCTTTGGTGATTTACGGGAAAGCCTAAGTAATGTATAATCTATGCGGAACTAACATTATAAGGTAACCCGATGGAAGAAGTAAAATTAGCGTATATCGCAGGAATAATAGATGGAGAAGGATCAATAATGATTCAACGGCAGGCATCAAAATCATTTATGGAACAAAGAGCTAAAAGTGGATGTTTTCATCCCCATTATAGTCCTGGTGTTCGGGTGGGGATGCTTCAACGTGAACCATTAGATTTTATTGTTAATACAACTAAAATTGGTTTTGTACATGAGGAAAAGCCTTATCATCATAAGCGCCCTATGTATAGATGGATGATTAGAACTAAAAAAGAAATCGAAGAATTCCTACCGCTAGTTATGCCGTTTTTATTAGTAAAAAAAGAACAAGCAGAACTTTGTCTACGCTTTATGAGAGAGTGGGTAAGCTGCAACGGCGTTCGAATAACTCCTGAAATTCAAGCTGAACGCGAAAAGGCTTGGCTTTCAATGAGGAAACTCAATGGAGTGATTACTTTACCAGCAACGACTGAGCCCAGAGGCAGAGGGGGACGCGATTTATCAGCGCCCTTTGAAGCGACAGTCTGATCTTATAGGAAACTATAAGAGGGAAGGTTGAAGTGCCATCCCCGCCAATTTTTAATTGGTCAGTAAGCTAGAAAAAGCTGAAAGTAACAGTATGAACCTTACAAAACCAAGACCCAGTTCTAAATGAATCGGCTCAACGATTAGGGGTAAGTTTAAGACAAACCGAAGACGAACTAACAAGAAACATGCTCGCTTCTACAGCAAGTTTCATCAACTGTACAGGTGGCACGGACGGAGACAATCCAACAGAAATCACACGTTCAGATGTGGACTTAGTGATTAGAACGTTGGCTGACAACAATGCCTACACCATCGCTGATTATATCGAGGGTGAGGATAAATTCGGTACAGCTCCAGTGAGAGATGCCTATTTTGCTTTAGGTTCTACTCAACTTATTGGAGATTTGGAAAACGTGCAAGGATTTATTGCTAAAGCGCAATATCCTTCACCTATGCAAGCCTTAAGAGAAGAGTGGGGATCGGTTTCTAACCTAAGATTCTTACTATCTTCTATAGGTTCTGTATCAGTAGGTGCCTCTAACCTTGGCGCAGATGTTTATAACATTTTCTGCGTTGGTATGGAAGCATATGCAGTTGTTGAACAAGATGGTTATAGTGCTCAATTCATCTATAGACCACCTATTTATGACGGGCCATTAGCTCTGAATGCATCTGTTGGGTACAAGTTTGCTCAAGTGCCAAGGATAGAAAATGTTGTCCTTGTAAAATTTTCTCTGATTGACTCGGAAGCCTACGTTATACAGGAAGCTGCATAATATGGCGACGAGGGCGAAAGGGATTATGGAACCAATTGCTAATACCAGGTATCATATGTTACGTAAATCAAAAGAGGTTTTATGTTTAAGGTATGCACTGGTTGTAAAATTAATAAGCAATTTGAAAAATATGGAAAAGATAAGAAAGGTAAGTTTGGTTTAAACCAAAAGTGCAAAGAATGTTGTAGGAAAAGAGACAAAAGTAAAGATCGATCAGAAGAATCGGTTGAAAAACATAAGAAGTATAAAGCGGAATGGCAGAGAAAAAACAGAGATCTTTTAAATACAAGGCTAAGAGAGAGATATGAAAGAAATATCGAAAAGAGCCGTGATGAAGCAAGAAAGAGGGCTGTTAAATACAGAAAGTCAGAAAAATACAAAGCAAACAAGAACAATTATGATAGGGAATATAGAAAAGAAAACCCCGAAAAAGTACAAGCTAGAGACAGAGTTAAATATGCTGTTTCTACAGGGGAACTTATTCGTTCATCAGAATGTGAGCTTTGTAAAAAGGTGTGTCAAACTCATGGTCACCATCAAGACTATTCCAAGCCGTTGGATATTATTTGGCTTTGTCCTACATGTCATATATCTCACCATAGAAACCATAAGAACTGCGCTGAACGACTTAGCGAGAAAACTCCTTTGGGAGATGCAAAAGTCTGAACTCGACTGTAAAGGTCGAGAGGGAGATCCGAAGAGGTTTCCCCGCCTGTTTAATAAGCAGGTCACAAAAGTAACAGAACGAACAAACGACGCATGGGTAATTAACCTACGCGCCACATTAGCAGCGTAAGGGGGCGATCATGGACGGAACAATAATTCAACAAGGTCGCTTTACTTCAGATGGTACAGTGACAGAGATCCAAGTTAGATCAGATATCGACTGGATGGAAGTATTAAACTACACAGTTGCTGATGCAGATCAAACTACTGCTGTAGGAGTTAAATATTATTGGCAAAGAGGTATGGCCGCAGATACTGGTATTGAATATAAAAAATCCAATGCTGCTAATGCTGCTAACTTGATTGATGCGATGGCATCTGGTGGTTTTACACTTTTAGATACAAGTGCAAGCCCTCTAGATACATTAAACGCAACAACAACAGCAATTTCAACTGCTGCTATTCCTGTTGTTACCAACTCTGGAACAAATGGTTTAGTTGCTGGTGACGTTGTAAGAATTATCAATACCACTAATGCTCAGCAATTAGGAGGTTTTGATTTTACTGTAGGTCATAACACCTTAAGTGGTACTACTTTTAGTTTAGACTATATGGATCAACTTGCTTTAGCAGGTACTACTGGATCTTGGAGACGGATTAAATTTGATCCTCAATTCTATCCAGTTCATAGAACTATTACTAAAGCGGTAAGTTCAGGAACATCTACTGTTGTAACTCTTTCTGTAACTCATGGTTATACAGCGGGACAAGCGGTTAGATTTGTGGTTCCATCTGCTTATGGAATGGTTGAGCTTGATGGATTAGTAGGTAATATCACAGCTGTGAATACTACACTAGCTTCTGGAA